ATAGGGGGAAATACAAGTTTATTTTTGGGGAAAATACGAACATGAGTATATTTAAACTGGGGTGATTGTAGTGGAGGGCAAAACGAGAGAAGAGATATTGAAAAAGCTTGTCGAAAGGCTTAGGGCTGATGCCGATTTTATTGAACAAAAAATGAATGATTTACAGGTATGAAAGTACTAACCAAGGCTGATTTTATAGCCATTTGCCGAAAGATCGTAGCTCAAATGGCATCAAGGGAACAAAACAAAAAGGGAGTGCCTCACCGGGTCAACTCCTTTGCTGCTTTTGTGGATGACATGCAGCCCAGCGTCATGCACCCGTCGTTGGGGGCCACGTATGGGGACTACAAAGCCGGGCGATTCTTTTCCCGTAATTGGGATGCGGCGGGGTCTGATCCATCCAAGATGTTCTTTGAATACCCTGGGATTGTGATACAGGAAACAGGGGCCTATACCAACTCCATCAAAAGCGACCGGATTTACCTGGATTTGTTGGTAGTAGCTTTTGATCGCAACACCTGCGAGAATTGCCCACCGGAGGTATTGGGAACCGAAAGCACGTTTGAAAACACCCTCTACCTTTTACGGTCATTCATTCGTCAATTGATGGATCATTATTTAGTTGAATCCACTGAGGGCGAATTTTGGATGACAAGAAACGAAATAGATTACCGCATTGACAATGACTTGATAGATGCTGTCAGCGAATATGGACAATGGCTTGAAAACTTCATTATAGTTCCAGAGCAGTGGAAGTTTACCAAATACAGCGACGGGGCCATTGGCGGCGCAAGGGGTTACGCGGTTGAGTTCACGATCCAAGTGTGCGAAACCATTGAAACCCGAATGAAATACAGTGACCCCACTAGCTCAGTTGTTCCCGTCACAAACTGCGAGTCATGCGGATAGTCACGTATCAGGAATTGGTAGGCATTGCCCTAAACGCAGTCCAGACCATTGCTGAGAAAGGCAAGGACGAACTAAGGGATGAAGGCCACGTAGCAACAGGCCGGGGCATAGCCTCATTAAAGGCAAAAGTTGTCGAAAGTGTCGGAGATACTTTGCGCATTGGCATAGAGGGCAATGATTACCTTTTAGATTTGGACACGGGAATACCAGCGAGTAAGGTAGACACAAGCGCAGCAGCAGAGGCAAGGCTATTGCAGTGGGCCAGAGTTGTAAAACCTGGGCTTTCTGAGTCGAATCTAAAACAGTTCACGTTTCTAACACTCAATAAAGCCGCTGTGCTTGGGTTCCCATTGCCTGGATCGTTTGCCTTTTCAAAGAACGGGCGGCGTACTGAGTGGATAAAGTTTGGCTTTGAGATGAATGCGGAAAAAATAATCGAAGAGCAGTTTAAAGTCTTCGAGCTTTTGGTAGAAAACTTTGATGAAATCTACCGTGAAGCGATTGAAGAAGCACGAAAAATAGCAGCATGACAAAGGTTCTGGTTTACGAAGTCGAGATCAAAGGCGTTAAAACGGCGGTCAATAGCCAAGAGGAATTGGCTAGAGCCATACGGGACACCACTAAAGCCCGTCAGGCCGAGAAGTTCAACACCGACGAATACAAGCGGCTAGGAAACCAGATCGCAGCACTCAAGACAATCCAGCAAGAGCAGCGACAAGAAGAGCGCAACGCCATCAATCAATTCAAACAAAATGCGGATCAGGGCAAGAACTCATACCGGGCATTGAACGCTGAATTGGTTCGGCTTCGCAACTCCTACAAAGACCTCACAGCAGAGGAAAGACAAGGGGCGTTTGGTCAGCGCACCATTACGCGAATCAAAGAACTTGACCGGGAACTCAAAAGCATCGATGCCAACTTAGGTAACTTCCAACGCAATGTTGGTAATTACTCAAGCTCATTCAACAAACTTGGAGACGCTTTAACCGGGGGCTTAGTTACCGGGGGTATTGTTGCGGTTGCTGCCTTGGCAAAACAGGGATTGCAAGAACTCTTTGAGCTAAACAAAGCCATTGCGGATATTCAGGCCAACGTGGTCAAAACAACAGGGCTAAGTTTTGATCAAGTTACCTCGCTCACTGAGGAATTGAAGAAGTTAGACACGCGCACAACCTTGGAGGAATTGTTGAATATTTCCACGGTTGCGGGTCGTTTAGGCGTAGAGGGCGAAAAGGGAGTGTTTGAATTTACCAAGGCAATTGACGTGCTTAACGTGGCCCTGGGCGATGATTTTGGCGGCAACGTAGAAGTAGTAACGGATCAGGTAGGCAAGCTTTCAAACGTCTTGTTTGGGGCCACAACAGACGGGGAACTACTGGCAGGAAACTTGCTTTCGCTTGGCAATGGATTGAATGTTTTAGCCGCAAATGGTGCAGCGTCAGCCAATGGAATTACCGATTTTGCAAGCCGAATAGCTGCGCTTGGCACACCTCTTGGTCTTACAGCAGGCGAAATCCTGGGCATATCCGCAAGCCTTGAAGAATTGGGCGTTACAGCAGAAAGGGGCGGCACCGCAACGGGGCGTATCTTTCAGGCACTTACTCAGGACTCCAAGAAATTTGCCAAAGAATTTGGGATAACCCCTAAAGTGTTGAAAGATGCAGGGATTGAGGCTAAGTCATTCACAGACTTAGTAAACACCGATCTTGTTAAAGCTTTGCAATTGGCATCAAGCCGGGCCGTAACACTATCCAAAGACAATGTTGATTTATCAAGCAAACTCAAAGCCGTTGGGCTTACCGGGGCGGGTGAACTTGAAACCTTCCTAAAGCTTGGGCAGGCCAACGAAAGGCTATCTGAAAACATTGGCGTTGCAAACAAAGCACTTGAAGGTCAGCAATCCTTACTTGATGAAGCCGCTGCCAAAAACGAAAACCTTGCCGGGGCTTATGAGCGTTTGATTAACGACATCAGAGAATTTTTTGTGTCCTCCGATGTTCAGGATTTCTTTTTGGCTTTGATTCAGGGCGCAAGGGACGCAGGTACAAGCATTCAGGAATTAGGCAAAACTATTGCACCGCTTGGGGAATCAATTGGCAATCTTGCAAAGGGCTTGACAGGAGCGAGTAAAGAGTCGGACGGTCTAACCGCTGCTTTTGACTTGCTCAATAAAGCTGGAAAGCTCGCACAAAAACCGTTTGAATTTTTAGTTGCCACCGTCAACGGACTGATTAAGGGCTTTACCTTTCTTGGAAATAAGGTCAATGACTTTTACAATGTGATCTTAGGGCCACTTGACCGAACCGAAAAGAAAACCAAGGCATCAGCAGAAAGCCTAAAAACATTCACCGACTTGGCCAACAAAGGCAAAGGTGATGTATTGCAATTCGGAGCCGGTACAGAACAAGCGGCAAAGGGATTGGATAAATTGGCATCCAGTGCGGAGAAGGCCAAAAAAATAGTTGACCGATTTTCCAAAGACTCGCTTGCATTCCTAAGAGGCGAAGTATCGAAGCTTGAAAAAGAGATTGACCAAGCAAGCCCTAAAGACCAACCCGCATTATTTGAGCGCCTGTTTTCGGCAAAGAACCAATTAAGCAAAGCCGAAAAGGAACAAAAGGCGCTGCTTGATAACTTAACCGGATTCGTAGAGGCAGTCAAAGAAGTTCAGGACGTTTCAGAAAAAACATTTCAGCGCACCCAAACCGTAACTGAGGATGGGGTAATAAAGCAGGTTCAAGTAGCGGAAAAGGGCGTTAGAGTAGTGGGTGAAAGCCTAATAAAAAGACTCGCAGGGCTTAATCTCAAAGTAAGTGAAACCTCTGTAAAATTCACTCAAGAAGCCACGCAAAGAATACGAAGCGATTTCCAAGTAGGATTAGACGCACTTCTTGAAGAGCTTGAAGAGTTCTTCAAATCAGGTAGGTTATTTGATTCACTAACAGAAGCCGGGGCCGCAATCTCTGGCATTACCAGTGCTCGAAATGAGTCCGAATTAAACGCCATAGAAGAACGCTACGCCAAAGAAATCGAGCTTGCAGGGGATAACACCAAGAAGAAAGAAAAGCTTGAAAAGGAGCTTGCAGCAGAGCAGGAGCGCATCAGAAAGAAAGAATTTGAGCAGCAAAAGCGTTTCAGGATTGCGGCGGCGCTTTCCTCCCTGGCATCAGGTACAGTCAACATCCTTTCGACTCCTTCAACAATTCCTGATCCATTTGGCACTTTGTATAAGGCTGCCCAAATCGCTTTTTTAACCTTCACCACCACAAGCCAAATTGCCCAAATCAGCGCACAAAAAGCCGCCAAAGGTATGATCATACAAGGCCCAAGCCACGCACATGGGGGCGTTCCTGTTCAGGTAGGAAACACCACCATTGAAGCCGAGGGTGGGGAATGGATAGGAGATGACGGGCAAGGAGGAACCGCGATAGTCAACAAGCACAACACCGGGCGCTACTACCCTATTTTAAAGCAACTCAGCGCGGTAAATTTCCCAGGCAAACGGGTTGTATTGTCTGCCATCAATGCCGACCGAGGCTACGGGGTGAAGTTTGAGCAAGGGGGGTTACTTGAGCCGAATTTCTCCAAAATGAATGTGGGTGTGTCCGGTGGTATCAGCATAGTTTCAATAGATGCCAACTCGATCCAAACCATGGCCGCAGCCGTTGGAGTCGGAGCTAAACGAGGGGTTGAGGCCGGGCTAGTCGTAGCCAACCGGGAAAATGAAAGGATTGCACAGGCAGAACAAAAAAGCAAGATATGAGTTTCACCATAACAAGCCAACCAAGCGATACCGTACCACAGCCCAAGAGCAAGTACATGGAATGGTTGTTAGGCACTACGGATTTTTTGAATAGTGCGGATGCTTTCGCCACGTTCACGGTAACATTTGTTGATGGGGCCGAAGCCGACGCACTGGAAGTTATTGCTGTAGATTCACTCTTTACCACCGATTCAGCGTTTCCTTTTACAGCACTCACTTACCACCACGAAGCCGCCAAAGAAGACACCGCCGCCAATTTTGCAGGGATGCTTTCGATCAACCCCGATTTTCTGGACTGGGTTGTAACTCATGCCGGGGGCGTAGTGACCGCAACCAGGTCAAAGCCTGGGGCATTGTCTCCGTTCACCTTTGTATTTAACGCACTCACCAACCCGCCGTCAGTTTCCAGTACCAATGGCACCACCGAAAGCAGGAAATCAAAGTTTGTAATTTGGGATTTGTACGCAGACTCAACCCGCATAGTGGGCCGCAAATCAGCCGCAATTGATCCCAGTGGGGTAAATGGAGTGTGTTCCATTAAATTCGATCCTGCTTTTTTATTCAGCACTTATGAACCCAAAACCGATCTGCTTTTTTGGGCTGAGGATAAATTTTACATGTACATCCTGTTTAAGGCGGCACTGATCAACCAAAATAGTATCTGCCAACAGGACGTGGAAGAAGTTGTACAAGGTGATTTGTTTACGCTGGTCAATTCCATCTTTCAACCAACCGACCAATTAGGGTTTGCACCATACACCAGTGACCCCAGCGACATTGGCCCAGGCGATCCACTAGTAAAGTGGGTAACAGGCAACCCTTTGAGGCGGTATCTGTGCAATGACTTTTTTGAGCTTGCGGGTATTTACTTGGTCAATGACGGATCATGGCGAACCGCTGATCCTTTCCTAATTGAGTTTACAATTCACATTGGAGAAACTACCGAAACCGTAGCGGCTTCACCCGACACCGACGCTCACCGTTTCTTTTTTGTACCCACTGGAACCATTAACGGATCATATACGGGCCTACTCGATACAGCAGACAGTGTAGATATTCAAGTCTTCGCCTACACAGATGCTGACGTGAAAACCGCGTATTCTGAAAAGTTGGTCAGAACATTCTCCCACCAGGATTGCGACTGCAAAGAAGTGATCATTTACTTGGGCGATCTTGGCAGCTTTGATAGTATCAGATTTGGAGAACTCCGAGCACTCAACCAGGGCGTTACGGCAGCAACTCGAATCTTTGAGCCTGGGGGCCGTGACTACGAAGATCAAATACAGGATGTTGCCAGGGTGGACACCATCACCGACGCACAAAACGAATTGGTGTACATTTCCGAACCCATCAACGAACTCAACCGGGGCATGTTTGAGCAACTACAACGAAGCCCACAAATTTACCGGATCAAGCAAGTGGAAACGAGTTCGGGAACAGTATCGAAGTTGGAGCGCTTACAAATGACTAGAGGTAACTTTGTAAATATGAACAGGGGAGGGGATAAGCGATTTGAAGGCGTGTTTAAAAGTGCATCTGGTACGAAGTGGCACCGATAAAATAAAATATCAAATGGAAAACTTTGAAGAGTCTTTGACAGACGAAGAGAAAGAACACGCGAGAATTGAAACCGAAGCCTACAATGCTGTGAGAAATGGCATTGATTGGGGCAAAGAAGAGGGCGATTTGGATGTTGAGGTTATTTTATACGCGATGAAATATCTTCAAGGAAATCCAGGAGCTTCAATTCCTGACGCGATTGACAACGGATTAGGTGAGTGGTTGAAATAAAAAAAAGGGGCTATTAACCCCCGCAGTGACATGTTTACTCTACTTCATGAACATAAAAACAAATACCTCATAATTCACAACGCCACAAATCTACACCAACGAAATGATAAAAGCAAAGAAAATTTCTGGCATTCCAGCGCATTTACTAACCGATGGTGAGTTTTATTTTGATTTGCCAGATGATTACGGCATTCGCAAATCAAAGAGCCGTAGTGAGCTTGATACAGAGAACAAGGTGAGCCAGGAAGTTGCTTTGTCTTTTACGCTACCGCGCAGCCCAGGCAATGACTATTTCTTTGCTGATTACACCGGGGCAATTGATGTTTGGGTTTGGGACAATGGCGAGATTTTGGAGTTTGACGAAATCCGACTGACAGAAACCAAAGAGGATGGGTACGAAGTTGAAATTTACGGCTCTAATTGGGCTGAAAAGCTGCAAAGGTTACGGGTTCGGGACGTGGATTTAGGGGAATTTGAGTACACAGATGCAGAAATTGCAGCGGCTTGGAGCGATACAACAATCATGGCAACGCCAACCCTAGCAAGTTATGGCGGTTGGAACCAAGAAGGAAGCGCAACGCTCAAGGATTTGCGCATGTGGTTCAATCTTACCAAAGTCATGCGGGCCTGTTTTTGTGCAATTGGTTGGCAGTTTGAAAGTAGCGTTTGGGATGTAGCGCCACTCAATAGGCTTTTTGGCATGATCTCAGGTGAGCACTGGTATAGCTACGCAGGCAAACAAGACCCTTTGCGGGTGACAGTAGGCAACAACGGGAGCATGAGCCTTGACGGGACAATGAGCAATTTGATTTTCCCTGATACTATTTACGACCCCTTTGGATTGTATGATAATATCCTCGCATTCCCTGGGGGTTACCTCTACCCTTCTGGCACCGCAAGCCAAAACGAAATTGACCTGAATTTAAGAATGAGCCTTATTGTTGAACTCGAAGAAACCCCCGCAAACCTTCCCGGCGCAACATGGTCACTGATTTTGATTTGGAGCAGTGCCGTAACATCTGGCGATATAATTTTACTGGAACAAATTCAGGGAATACCAGGCGAAGCACAAACGATAATTGTCGAAATAGATTTTAGGATTGAGAATGTCAGCGAGGGAGACACATTCAGCGTGTACGCAGGATATACAGACAACATAACGCCAGGGGGTATTGATTACCCTTGGAGTATTTCACCAGGGGGGAGATTGAGCTTTGAACCTGACCCTCCGCGCTACATCGAAAACGACACCATCAATTTGGGTGATCTCATTGACCCTAATTTGAACGCCCTGGACTTATTCAAGGGGATGCAGCACATGGTCAGTGGCATCATCAAACCCGACTTCAACACAAAAACAATCAGCCTTTATCCACCGTATCAAACCAGTATTGACGCTACCGTAATGGAGGGCTTTTTCTTAAACTCTGCCCTGGACTTGACCACCAAAGTACAAGGTGGGTCTTTGGTCAAACGGGAAATAACAGAGCAGCACGAACGGTATTTGCGCCTACAATTCAAAGAAAGTTCTGATTCGTTCATCGAAAGCCGCAACTTTCCCGTACAAATCTGGTCAAAACTCGTTGACACCGGGGGTGCAAAAGAGGAAACCAAGACCCTTGAAAACCCAATCTTTGAACCCACTATTGAGCGAGACACCACAGTTGAGGAAATCGGGTTCCTTCCTGACGGTTCCAGCGTTGACGCAACCCCCGCACTTATGGCACTATGGGACAATGAAGATGGGAAACTGAGTAAAAAGCTTGGGTATCGGGTAGCGTACAACCATGGTCTTGTTGAACAACTCAACAGCAGCGGCGACCCTTACCAACTCGTTTACGAAGGCGTTGCCATTTCAGAGTTTGGGTACTTATCGCAGTGGCCCACCCGGGCCGTAAGTGTAGCCGGGTTTTATCGTCCCGTTTACGGCTCAAGCAATGGCGACTTTTACACCGCGTTTTGGCGGTTGAAAATTGTAAAGGATTTTTACAAAAAGGCTGACTTTGAGTTGTTGTTTTGGCTTACTGAACAGGATTACAAAGAGTTGGATTTTCGTAAACCCGTGCTCGTTGATTACTACGGGTATCGGTTATTCAAAGCCCTGGCAGTTAAAGACCACCGGGGAAGCTTTGTAAGCACACCCGTAACTTTGGTTGAAGAAAGTGAAAACACGATACAATGATCAGGACGGTACATTTAAGCGACGAACAAAAGCAAGCCATTTCCGATATGGCAGAGCAGGAAATTACCTGGGAGGATGCAAAGACGCTTTTCCAGCTTGGGTTTTGGCGCGGCTCTGAATGCTGTGCAGATTTGAAGGACATTAAAAAATGGATCAAATGGGCTATACACGACGGGAGTCTACCCGCATCGACATTGAAAAAGTGATTGTGATTTTTTACAACCGCATTGCCGGGGCTAAAGCGTCAAGCATTGCAGACATTCCTAAACAGCCTTTGGCCTTGTTGCTCAACATGACCTATGAGCAATTGACAGCGGCATTGATACGAGAGGACTCCCAAA